AGTAGATTATTATTTCAAACGTTCTTTTAAATAACCTGAATAAGTACCATTTTGAGCCTTTACGGGGTTTTTGGGTTATGTCGGCAAAATCAAAAAGAATAGTGCCTTTCTTTACTTCAAGACTACATCCGTTAACATTATCTCTAAACCAATAAGATAATGCAACGTGTTCGGTTTTTGTTTCAGCTGTGATCATAATTTGGTCGTCGCTAATAAATTCTACTTTCATTCTTCTTTCTGTTTTTCAGTAATTATTAATTCCTCTCCTGTTAATGCGAAATAAAGGTTTTGAAGTTGATGGACGGATTTAAGGCTTACTCCTGTTTTATCGCACGTAAACACACCACTTGTAAATTCAGAAATACGATGATACTTACCCTGCCAATCATTACTGAACTTCTCCTTATAATACCCGAATCTTAGCAGCCATCCTTCTGTCAGTGAAATAGATTTTAAGTCCTGAAGATACCAAGTTAACGGATGTGCTTTCTTGTCATAAATCATCCCAAATTTACCAATGCCGGTAGAAACGAAATCAAATAAGTCAATTCTGAAAGGACATTGATCCTCTCTGGGTACATTAACCAAATTACCAATTCTTAATTCATTTGCTTTCATTTCTCCTCCTCTTTTATAAAATATTCCGTCACGTGCTTCTTCTTACCGGCACTCATGATCTGCCGTGTGTGAGCCTCGATAGCCATGCCTTCAGAGCGAAGGTCGTAGATGCGAGCAGACAGCCTGAAGCATCCGAACTGGTAAAGAGCGTCCAAAGGAGTGAGTTTTCTGCCTGACCTGAGGTACTCAGCGATTTGTTTGTTCTGTGATTTCATAATTGGTAGGTGTTAATATCAATGATCCTTTCCGGTTTGCCAGTCTGACACATTATCCATTCTGCTGATATTTCATGCAGAAGCAATTCTTGGTCATTACGATAGCACCAGTATTGCATCCATGCGAGTTTCCGCCCGTCGATCTCGTGTTTATGAACAATCTCATAAAACGACTGAATAATATCATTTCGGCAAGCAACTATATCCGGCACAAACAGAATAACACCATCACAGAAGAACTTTTCTTCACGCCTGATAGTGTACTCATCGGTCAGCCATTCGGACAAAACTTGTTTTGCCAGGTAGTGTTTATATGACTCTATCACTTTAAAAGTTCGGTTCTTTATCATCTTTCTCCCACATTTCAAGTTCATAATTACTGCTTTCGGTCAGCCAGTTACTCTGATCCCGGCCAGACTGGTTAAAACGGCCAGAAATATAATCGTAGTTCAGATTTATAATTCCCTGCTTGCCAAGATGCTTGTATTTGATCTTCTGAAAGTACACCTCAATCTCGTTTATCATCACTCCATTTTCATCTGACTTTCGATGAACGGTTATCCCGTAGTCAGTTTTATTATAGAAATTCGCACTTCCAGAGATGTCATAAAGCGAAGGTACATCAATCTTCCCATTGGTCTTATTCATCTTGCGTGGATGAGCAACCAGGAAAAGAAGTACGTCGTTGATCTTTGCGAACTGGATAAGCTGATCCAGGAACCGGCTGATATATTGCGTTTCTGAATCTGTGTATTTGTGTTCAAGTTTATTGTAAGGATCAACAACAACTATCTTTATGCCACGTGTGCGGACAAGAATCTTTGCACTGTCAAGAATACTCTTAACCGTGAAGTCATCTTCATTCAGAATGTAATAGAAGTTACTGCGGATATAATCATAACAGGTATCCCATTCAAGTTCTGAAATATTACCCTTATTGAATTTTTTGCCTATCAGCTTTTCAAATAGCTTTGCATAATGAAACTTCAATGGATAATTCTCAGGTGTGAAAAATGCAGCTTTCCATCCGTGTTTAATATTCAGCTTGCACACAATATAATCAACAAACTCACTTTTCCCTGAAGAAGGCACTCCGGTAACAATGGCCAGACGGCCTGATTCCCACGTGATATATTCGTCAATAACACTCTGGTCAACCTTTAATCCTGACTGCACTCCCTGTTCAAACAAATTGCGAATATCAGCATACATAGACCTCACTTCGATGATTCCTTTTACCGGGACGGGAACAGCCTGGTCAATTACATCATGTATTGCATCACCATACTTCAACAGGTATTCATTTGCATCTTTACAATCTTTGAACGATACGACCCAACAGCGTTCAGCCCCGAATCTGCGGATAAGTTCTGTTTTAAGTTCAATGCCTTTCGTGTCCTGATCCGTTGCAATATATATCTTCTCAATATCTGCAAACATCTCAATACAGGAGTCCAGATATTCAAGGTTCTTATTCGCTCCATTAGGTACTGAGATTGTATTATTAAACCCGGACTGAATGAGTACCAGTGCATCAATTTCGCCCTCAGTAATTATAATATCTCTATGGTCAGACAGGCAGTCAATATTCCAGAAGATCAGTTCTGCACCTGATACCATCTTGAATGATTTACCCGGTCCCCGGTATTTTATGTTTATCAGCTTGCCACCAAAGAAGTAAGGAAAACATATAACTTCAACAGGCTTCTTGAACTGAGGCATAAATTCTTTATCTGAATAAACTGACATCTTATTAAGAACTGATTGCCCTATCATGCGTGACTCGAAATACTTAACTGCCTTATCCGTGAGATCAGTTTTATTTTTCCATTCCGGTACGTTGTATTCTTTCGCTTCATGCGGACGGTACTCAAAAAATGCAGTCATGCAGTTATGGCAATAGCCCCGATTGTTACGCTTATCCCACGCAAGACATTTATCCGTTTTTTTCTTACGGGTATGTGAACATTCAGGACAAAGAGTACGCTCCCCTTCCGGCTGGTAGTTGTAAATCTGTTTTGTATTTGAGGACTGGATCTTCATGGCATGACTGGTTTTTTTTCATATCTGCCTGACTGTTTTGCTCTGTCAATGACCCAGTTCAGTATTGCCCTGTAATCATTTTTATATTTCTTACCGTTTGCTCCTTTGTAATTATCAAGAATCTCTATGAGGATACGGGTATTTTTATCTCCATGTAACTCTATAAGTTTTTTATATTCATCTTCGGTCATCGAAACAAAGTCAGCGTATTTAGTCTTATCTTTATATCTTTTCTTATCACTATCTATATCACTATCTATATCATTATCTATATCACTATCGGTATGTTTCGTATCGGGACGTATATGGTCGTATACGGTCGTATCTTTTTTATTCCAACGAATAGCGACGTTTTCTCTATTCTGTTCGCATATTGATTCATAGGCTTTTAGGTCTCTTTTCAAGGTCTGCTTTATTGGCTCGAATAATAATTTAATAAGCCTATCGGGTGCCTCAGGGTTCTGGTCATTAATGTAACGGAAGAAGTGTTTTATTAATTTACCTGCTTCCTCGTCTGTGAGAGCGTCAAAGGTGCTGATCCAGTCCCGGTAAACTATTATTCTATTTTTATTTTCAGCCATAATCACACAAAGATAAAGCCCCAGCCCCAGGGTGTGATTAACTTGACTCAGAGAGCGAAGTTCCTGGGGAGGAGCCTATGTTATTGGTATTTTAACTGTCTTTTCATCTGAATCAAATTAACCACACTCCAAATATATACAATATTCTGAATAAACAATAGTCATTTAAAACTATTTTCGTATCCTGTTAAAAATTCTCCTTACAATATAACCACGTCCGATACTGGCGAGTGTAAATACAAAAGTTATTACAATGTTCTGCTCAATCCTTACAGGAATATTAAGAGCCGGGTAAATTAATAACTGAATGCCAAAACTGACAAACAGTCCAGTTGTAGTATTGGTCATCGCCTCGATCAGTGAGTATTTTTTAGCTTGCATCAAATATTGTTTTCTGAGTTGTATGCAAAAACCTGCTGCCAGCCTCTTTAAGATTAAGAATAGACTGTTTGTAATAACTGTCTTTTAACTCAACTCCTATCCCTTTGCGTCCCTGGCTAACAGAAGAATAAACCTCTGAACCGACTCCCATAAATGGAGTAAATACAACTTCTCCCGGATTAGAATACAAGTAAACAATCCGGTCAATGACATCCAGTTGCAACGGATGTACGTGCTTCTCGTCATCTTCTTCTCTACTGTCTTTGAACGGGAGTACATTATCAATTCTGACATCATCCCACACACTTGAAGCGTATCTTTGCCACGTCAAATGACTAAGTTTATTTTCTCTCTGGTCCCCGGAAAACCCGATCCATTTTTTACGGAAGTTTTCATAATTACCATAGGTTTCTTTATGAGCTTCCAGAAACGGGACCTCTCCGAAATAAGGATAATCTAAAAGTCCGTTTAGGTGAGTTACCGGGACCTGGTTCTCTCCTTTCCTTTTAAATATCAATACATAATCAGGCATTGCAGGAAAACATTTAGTCGAGTCCTCAACTATAAATTTATGCATCAGGCTTTGAACCATTGTTCTCATTCGTACCTTTAATGGTTCCTTCCATATAGTAATACGGTTATAATATTCAAAACCATATTTTTCATGTATTTTTATTACCTCTCCGGGGAAGTCCCATAACCGCCCGGTATTAGTGTGAACGTCCGTAACATGAACCGCATTGATCCGCCCCGGTTTTGTTATACGTGCCATTTGTTGTATCAGAAAAGAGTACATTTCTAAAAATTGTTCTTTCGATTCACAGTTTGAAAAGTCCCTTTCAGAACTGGAATAATTATAAAGCCCTGCAAAAGGGGGAGAATAAACCGATAGATCAATAGAATCATCCGGCATTTCTTTTATTATCTCCATGCAATCAGAATTATAAATTGCATAGGTTTCTGTTATCAGTTGCTCTTTTGTCATAAGAATTTAGGTAAGGTTATTGGTTTATTGAACTCTTTTTGTTTTATGATATAATCTGCGTTTGTGTGTTCGGTCAGCTTCTCAAACATCTTTATTGCCTTATCTCTTTTAATTAAGAGACTTTGCATTATTCTCTCCTGACCATCTGACAAAATCAGATCCACAAAAACATCTCTTTTTTGTCCGAACCGCCAGAACCTTCTTATTGCCTGATAGTATTGTTCATAACTGTATGTAGGGAAATAAGTAGTATGGTTGCAATGCTGCCAGTTTAATCCGAAGGCCGTTATGCTTGTTTTAGTTACAAGTTTTTTAATTTGTCCTGATGCGAAATTTAAAAGGATATCTTCTTTCTTATCAATATCCATATTGCCCCGGACCTCGACAGCCGATTTATCCAGGTCAAGCAACATATCAGCCTCATCATTTAGATTACACCAATAAACAGACGTTTCGTGCCGTCCGGCTTTCTCTACTGCAATTTCACATCTTTGCTTAACGGTTGCCTTCGCTTCCTGTTTGATCTCTTTAAAACCAACGGCAGCCATCGAAAACAACCGGGCCTGACCGTTTATTGTTAAAGGATTTTCATTTCTTATTATGGTTTCAATCTCATGCAATTCTGGGAGTATAAACCTGTCATCATCAAACCCGATATCACTCGGTTTTTTAGCGGAAATAGACCAACTCGCAACCCATTGCCAGAAGTTATCTTCTGCATGAGGTTTTAAATACCATTCCTCTCCCTGTCTGGCTCTGTAAATCTGACTCAGTTTAGCGACTTTGTTTTGATTGTTCTTAAAGAACCTGGAGAGCATATCCATATAACCTAAATAACCTAAAGCCTCAGAGCTGGTTCCAAGTTCAATATAATCATTCGGAGAGGGTGTTGCGGTTGCTAAAAAACGGTATTTGACTTTCTTTAAAAATGTTGTCACTTGCTGTTTTGTTGCACCGTCAAAGTTTTTCAGAATCGAACTTTCATCCAGTATTACACAATCAAAATCATCTGACGAAACATAATGAAGCCTTTCGTAATTAATCAGGACGATCTTCTTTGTGTATTTGCCGTTCTTTGTGTGTTCCACGTCCGGGATGCCAAACTTGTCAGCTTCGGTTAAGAATTGATTTGCGACGGCCAAAGGTGTAATTATCAATACTGGCTTATTTGTCTTTTGAATATAATTACAAGCTATCGTTAATTCAATCAATGTCTTCCCAAGTCCGGTATCCAGGAATATAGCACATCTGCCCTTTTTAACTGCATAGTTGACAATGTGCTGTTGAAAATCAAAAAGATAAGGATTGAAATATTCCGGCTCAAATCCAAAGTTAATAGTAGAATGTTTTTTACTCTCTAAAAATTCTTTATAATTCATTTCACAAATATTTTCCTGTTTCCGAGTAAAAAATTATTATGTATGTATTCAAGTTCGCCCTTGCTCAGTTTTTCATTGTGTGCTTTCGTGTGGCATTTTACGCATAGGCAAATACAGTTCTTTACATCATCAGTGCCTCCATGTGAGCGGAAGATTATATGATGAATTTCCAGTCCGTTATTGATATGAAACTGTCTTGTGCAGGCTTCACACATCCATACGTCTTGTTCACCAATATCAAAGTGCTTCAGGTAGTTCTGTATGTGCTTCTGCATCATCTTCAATCATATCAGGGAAATCTGACCAGTCAATATATCTCCGGCAGGAAGGGCAGCCACAGTCGCAACAGCTTTCGGCTTCATCTTCGGGCATCTCGTATCCGCAATGGGGGCAGGTGTATTTCATAATAATTTACCTTTAATGAAGTTTATAAAACCTTCCATCTTGAAATTATAGAATAACTGGAAGTCCTCATATCCCTCCGGTTCCTGTTGCCATAACCTGTAAAGAGTATTCCTTACTCTTTGAGCTGGTGTTTTGCCAGTATCTTCATATTCAGCTTTTAGATTTCCGATTACTTCAATCTGTTCTTTAAGAAAAGGATCGGGTTTAATTGCCAGATACACATACTGACCTACACATATCTGAAGCTCGCCCGCCTGTTTTGGAGTGATTTCATTAGTCTGAAAAGACAGTTTTTTAGTACGGTCTTTTAAATCCCTGCTACCATCATAGATAGCAGGGATAAGGATTACATCTTTCATTTCTGTTCAAAGATTTCCGGTTCCTGTTTTTTCTCCTTTTCCTTTTCAACAGGCGGATCGTTTACAATACGTGCCTCCTGTATATCTTCAAACATACCAGCGTATTTATCTTCTTTTGTCTCTGACAGATCACCAACCTCGTTATCATACTCATGACTGATAGCAGCAATAAGTTGATCGGAAAAGTTTGTTTTTGGCAGAAGTTTGAACAGCCTTTTCAGTACAGTTTTCTTCCACATTTCATCTTCCCATGTTTCCCAGGGTGAGAATTTTCGTCCTTCTTCATTCTTATAACTTTCAGAAGTTGCCCGTACCTTTTCAATCTCGTCTCTTCCGAGAATCTCAAACTGAAAGCCACCATCCCGAAGAAAGGCAATAGCATAAGCCCCGATTTTTTCACCTCTGTTTGATAAGGCAGGTTGATGCTTAAAATACGGATCACTTCCACGGCGAAAGTCGTACTTATCGTTTGAATAGATAACCCCGGCATCCACGTTTTTAACGGCTCCGGCATCTGTGAGAATCTTGATCATTCCCATATAGGAAATGTCAAGAATACATTTAAGATCACCTTTGACTTTTCGTGGAACCAGGTAAGCGAATTTTAAAGCAGGGTTCAAGGTGATCCCTGTTAGTGCTACATTTACTACAGAATCCTTTACCGAGTTGGGATCACATTTCATTAAATAAGGATTGTTTGAAAGGATCTGAATAGCAAAACCGGCTTCACGATTGAAGTTCATTTTGTACTCGTTTGATGCCTCAAATTGCTTCTGTGCAGTGAAAACAAGAATTTTGCTCTCTTTCTCTCTAACTGCTAATTGCGAGTTGTTTTCCATTTTTTTGATTGTTTGGTGAATAATTATGATCGTAATAATCAAGTGATTTAATTGCATAAGGCGGGAGTTTCAATTCAAGTATTCCGTATTTATTCTGGCAGAATACCTGGTAACCCGGCCATCTGTTATTGTCGAGACAGGACTTGTAAAGCTGAAGCAGCATCTCATATTCATAACGACCTTGTGCCATAAATTGCGGGGACGCTTCAAAAATATTGAAAGCAAAGGGAGAGACTTTTTCCTGTGCTATAAACATAAAAGTAAAGTCCCGATCTTGTCCCTCGATTTTTGTCATCAGATCAGCATAAAAAGCAGCCTGAATATGATAGTCGTGATCAGCAGCCGAACGGGTAAATCCTTCGATTGAAGCATCGGTAGCCGTTTTAAGATCAACGACCAAGTGTTTGGTATCTTTGATGTAATCAGGCTTAAACTTGACGTTAATAGTCCCTATTTCTGTTTCTACTGATCCCATATAAGAGACTTCCGGTCGGCCATTTGTAAGAAGCATCTTTGCGTAAGGGTGTCGGAATAGACGTTCTTTCATCTTTTCAATACGCTCAAAAACTTCTTTTTTGATAACTTTCTTTTCTCCGATTATTCGCATTTCAGATTCTTCCCATTCCTTGTATGCTTTTGTTGATCGGGGTGATTTATATCCCTCTCCGATTAATACCTGGCAGATCGATGTATCATCGAAAACATAATAATCCCTCTCAAATCGTTCGGGTTCCAGTATGTAACAATGATAGGCAGAGCCAAAGATCAGTGCATCAGTTTCGGGTTTTTCTTCAGGTTCTTTGTAGTGAGCCGGTGAAACTTTTATCAGCGAAAGGGCAGATTTTGAAACGTAATCCTTATTCGTGTGATATTCATCTTCTGTCCCCGTAAAAACCTGAAAGTTTACCGATTTAATGAATGTGCTTTCCATAATTATTGATTATATTTATACATAACTTGTTATTTGACGTTTATTGATAAGTGAATTAAATTCTGTCTGTGATAGAGAACTTGTAAACTCCCACAGATCATTAAGGGAGTCCATAAGTGTTTCCGATGCGAATAATGTTATTAATGGTGATTCGAGCCGGACATAATACTGATCTGGCCAAGCGCAATGAGAGATAATAAACGTGTTGCGTAAATGAGGAACCCACGCTTTCCGTGTCCTGTTTTTCTTACTGGTTATCCTTATCATGTCAGTAGGTTTGCAAGTTTCGTTTCGAACCAGGTCATGTCTGTTACCTGTATCTCATTCCCTTCCCGGTCATAGCCAGTCCAGTCGATCAGATTTACTTCTGCATTACCGTTAAAATAAGGCTCACTGTCATAATCAGCCTGAACAGTCCGGCCATGAAACTCGACAATCCCGTATAGGTTAACCGAACGTCCGTCCGGCAGGTTAACATCAACATTAAACCTACCTTCGCTGAAGTCAGAGAGGTCAATGAAGTCTATTGCTTCTTTAAGGTCTACGTTCATAATTTAGTAGTTGTGGGTGGACGCACTATTGATGCAATAGCCTCGAACATATCATCGGTGTTCTTTTTCAACTCGGCAAGCTGCTCACTCAAGTCGGCATGAACACCTTTGATCTTAAACTTTGGATAGTTAGTATTCGCCATGAGTACCCGGCTCATTCCTTCGGCCTCGGCTTTAGCCAGAAGAAGGCCGTCATCGTAGTCGTCAGAATTTACATCTAAAACTACCTCGAAATTTACTTTGAATTTCATATCAGTTAAGATTAGTTTTCCAACTTAAACACTTCTCATTTTCTATTCTCCTGATCCGCTGCTCTGCATTAAGAGAGAAACGGAACAGCACCGGGAAGCAGTCGAACAGTACAACGTTAGCGGTCTTGATCTGATTAACCTCTGTGATTGAATTGGCAGCCATGAGGTCAAAGGCTACATCTATAATAAATTTACGTTTTTTCATTGCGGTAGATTGTAAGCAGACAGAACTACATCGGTTAAAATCTCTCTGCATATATTTGCTGTTGCTAATTGGTTTTGTTTTCGTGCATCATCAGCAACATAAGCAGCAGCAGCAGCAACAGCAGCAACATAAGCATCAGCAGCCTCAGCATCAGCAGCAACATAAGCAGCAGCAGCAGCAACAGCAGCAGCAACATAAGCAGCAGTAGCAGCAGCAGCAGCAGCAGCAGCAACAGCAGCAGCAGCAGCAACATAAGTAGCAGCAGCAGCAGCAGCAGCAGCATAAGCATCAGCAGCAGCAGCAGCAGCAGCATAAGCAGCACTTTCTAATTGTATAGTATCTATTTTGCCCTCTCCAAAATCAATAGCTGCCCGTACTGCGTCTTTACTTCTCTGATCTCTCATAAGATGTAATACAGTCTCTGCACACCTTCCTTTTGCAAGCGTTAGAAGTCTTTTATCAACATTAAGTCGTGAAGCAATCCACAACATCCAATCTCCACGAGGGCAGTTTTCCCATGCTTCCTTTGGAGTTTCAAATTTTGCACTGAAAAGAACAGCTTCCTTACAGGCACTTAGTCGTTCAAGTTTTGTTGTTTTCATTACGGTATATTATTTCCAGTTTATAACATCTGCGCCTTTGCGGTTGAACCTCCGACAGAGATATTTCAATAGTGCCCAATCGCATGACTTTGCCCGGCCAGACTGATGGTATTGGATCATCATTTCTGCAGATCGAACATTCTTAAACAGACCTTCGGCTGTCATCTCTCTGGCAAGCTGAATCTTTGTGAGCTTTTCACCGGATTCGGCAATCAACTTTGTAAAATCAATTTTCATGGTTTAAAATTTAAGCGGCCACACCCTTTGAAATGATCGCCGGGCGGGCCGCAAAGGTTGTTAACACTCATTTTCAAATACAAGTTCAAGTATTTCATCTGCGGTTTCATCACCATACATCTTGGTAAGATACTCTGCGATCTTTATCGCACGGTCTATGAAACACATTTTTGAATTGATTTCTTTGATCTTGCTTTCAGCTTCATTGTAGAGCCTTGTTGCTTCTGCTGTTTTCATCTCTTTGCGGTTATTTGGTGGTTATTTTTCTTCAAATGTTACGTAGCTCTGGAGGAGTTTTCCGCAGGTGGTGCAGGTTACTTTCCCGGTGTATCTTCCGTCATTGGCTCCGTAGCAGGTGCAGACCTCGTCGATGCTGTGTACCAAGTAGAGGAGGTGTCCGTTTCTGTAGATCCTTTTGTGTCTGGTAGTTCTTGCTGTTGTTTTCATTGTCTTTGCGGTTTTGATTAATAACTATTTTGAGTAAAATTTCAAGTATTCTTTCTTGCAACCAAGTTCAGCGAGCATAAGCAATGCTTCAGCCTTAGTCTTTTTTATCCCTTTCTTTTCAAGATAAAGAACGTATTCCTTTAGCCTGATGTGAAAATCATCCGGTACTTGTACGACTATCCCTGTTGTTTCCATGTGAATTGGTTTAAATTGATACAACAAATATAAAACATATAAATGATATAAAAAAAATAATTATGTAAAACAGAGTGAAGATTTAACAATTTTTAACATTTGCAGATTACCCCCTCGGCATAGATTATAATAATTAATTTATGAGCTGAATGTATCATTTTTTAAATTATTACGTATATTCGTAAAAAATTATCCGCATGAGTGCGCCTGTCGGCAATCAATTTTGGAAGCTACGAGCGAAGCATGGCAGAGATAAGTTATTCGCAACTCCCGAATTACTCTGGGACGCCGCCTGCGAATATTTCCAATGGTGCGAAGATAATCCACTTTACGAGATGCGGGGCTTTGCTTATCGGGGGGTAGTCACAAAAGAGGACTTCCCGAAAATGAGAGCAATGACACTTTCTCAGTTATGTTTTTATCTTAATTGTAGTGAGTCATATTTCAGAGCATTCAAATCACTAAGATCGGCATTAAAAGATGAAGAACTTACGCAAATTGATAAAGATTTTTTAACAGTCATACGCGAGATAGAGACAATCATTTACAATCAGAAGTTTCAGGGAGCATCAGCTGATCTACTTAATGCCAATATTATTGCCCGCGATTTGGGATTAACAGATCGATCAGAAACTAAGGTTGATTTTAATGGTGAAGTCAGGATCAATGTCACATCAGACAAGAACGCAAAGAAATTAAAAGAGTTCCTGAATGACAGCAAACCTGAGTGACATATTCTTCCGCAACCTCGATGCTTACAAAGCAGGGGAGCATCTGATCATCAACCAGGGAGGTCAGGGAAGCTCTAAGACCTACTCAATACTTCAACTACTATATTTCATTGCTAAGAAAGAAACGAAGCGCATAACGGTTGCATCGTACGCCCTGCCTCATCTGAAACAGGGTGCAATGTCTGACTTCGATAAGATACTTGAGACAATGGGAGAAAACCCCAGAGCACTAAAGAATATCAGCGAATCCACATATTACATTGGCAATTCATCTATCGAGTTCTTCGGGATTGAAGGTAATACAGCGAAAGCTCACGGACCACGAAGGGATATTCTGTTTATCAATGAGTGTAACCGCAAAATCACTTACGAGGTTTACGACCAGCTCTCAACACGCACACGAGGAGCGGTATTCCTTGACTTTAACCCTGATCAGGAGTTCTGGCTACATGAGAAGGTTCTGCCGTTCTTTGATCATGTACTTATCAAGAGCAGTTTTGCAGATAATCCCTGGTTGCCTGAAAAAGAGCTGAACAACATTCTTGCGAAATACAATAAGCCGGGCTTTGAGAACTGGTGGAGGGTCTATGGACTTGGTGAGCTCGGACGACTTGAAGGGGCTATCTTATCCAACTGGCGATACGGGGAGTTCGATACGTCGCTTGCCTTTGGTTATGGTTGTGATTTTGGGTTCAATGATCCTGATGTTCTGGTCAGGGTTGCAATAGATCAGAAGCGTAAAATCATCTATTGTGACGAAAAGATTTACAAGTCCGGTAACTCAGCCGACCAGCTACGGCAGATGATCGCCGCTCATTGCGGAAGGAACGATCTTATTATTGCCGACTGTGCTGATGCCCGTATGATAGCTGAACTAAGGAGATATTTTAATATTCGCCCGATAGATAAAAAGAAGTGGACTATCAGCGAGGCCCTGAAAATGATGCAGGATTATGAGATTGTGATTACCGAAGGGAGTGCGAATCTTGCAAAGGAGCTTAATAATTATGTCTGGTCAGATAAGAAAGCCGGTGTTCCGATGAAGGGGTTTGACCATACTATTGATGCCGTTAGGTACTGGTTTATGAACACAATAACAAAACCTTCATTTACTCAGGTATGGCAATTCCAATAGACAGACTGACCCTTCTGGATATGATGCTCGACGGGGAGTACTCCGGACTGTCTGACGGGCTGGTACAGATGCCACGACCTGAGAGGCTGAAGATACGACATAAGTACCTGATGGTTCCGAAGGATATGAATGAGTTCTGCGGTAATATCTGCTACGGGCAAAGACTGTTTTTTGCTGAGACGGAAGATAATGATTACGGTGTTA